TTTCTATAAGAGAAGTTTATTATTATTTTAAAAGTATTAATGACGAAGAAAAAATAAGACAACTATATTGGCGAGATTTTTACATAAATTTAATAAATGAACCTCCAAAAAAATCTATAGTTGATAAGATGAAGTGGAACAATACATATTTTTCAGAATGGAAAGATGGTAGAACAGGGTTTCCTGTTATAGATGCCGGAATGCGTGAGCTTAATCAAACGGGTTTTATGAGTAACAGATGGCGTATGGTTACTGCTTGTTTTTTAGTAAAAATATTACACGTAGATTGGACATTAGGTGAAAAATATTTTGCCCAGAAATTAATAGATTATGATATTTCTATTAATAAAGGAAACTGGAGATGGATAGTTGGTAATGGAATAGAGTCCAGACCATATTATCGTGTATTTAATCCGTGGATTCAATCAAATAAATTCGATAAACATTGTGAATATATAAAAAAATATGTTCCAGAGTTAAATAAAATAACACCAAAACATATTCATAATTGGTATTATTATTATTCTTCATACAAAATATATTTAAAACCAATTGTAGAATATAAAAAACAAAAAGAATTATACCTTTCATATTTAAATTCATAATAATTTATTTTCTATAATAAATGTATCTACTCTTGCCTTTGTTTCTAAACGTAACTTTTTATTATATGTTAGCAATAAAAATGATTCATATAAATAGGTCTGATCTAAATGAAGTATTGTTGTTTTACCACAACACATGTGACCAGTTACAACAATACATACACTATCAGTTATTTTTATGTCTTCTTGAATGTCAGCCAATGACACGATTTTATTTATAATATCACATTATCAAATTTAATAAAAAAATACTTAAATTATTACAAAAATTGAATATTTTAATTAATATTAAAAAATGGATAGTCTACTATCAGATTTCAAAAATCTAAAAATAAATAACGAAGATGTATATACTAGATTGATTTTAACAGAAAGATATATTTTGTATCGTACATCTTATAGTAAAACAGTAGAAATTATAAACAGAACAAACTTACCGATAAGACATCAAAATCCTCCAGAAGATATTACAGAAAATATAGTAAAATTTATTATTAATAATTATGAAAATGATATGACTTGTAGATGGGCCAAGAGTTTAGGTTTGAATGGTGATTTATATTCAGAAAAGTACGATAAAAAATACCAACCAGAAGTAAAAGCATTTACTTCAAACGGTCCTCTTTCATTTGGACCAAAAAAAACATTCGGTGCATTATATTTTCTGGATATGAGAAATTGGCTATTAGATGTGTTTGTGTTGTGGAAAGTCAATATAACAAATGAATCAAAAGAATGGAAAAATTTAAAAATGAATAAATCGCAGACTCAAGAAGAACAGTGTAAAGAAAAAAGAAGACCGCATATTTCTTGGGATAAAATATACGAACAACTTCCTGAAAAATGTAGTAAAATATACGAGGGAACATTTGACAATATTTTTATGAATAAATCAACCCAATCAAACGATTCACAATTAGTTCAACAACAGGAACAGAAACAGAATTGCCAGACAGTTTATAAAGATTAGAATCCGTTATGCCTGTTATTTTATAAGATACAGGAAACCCCTGTAAATTAAAACACTCTCTTGGGGTAAGTTTTCTTATTCCTTTATCGTCCAAAATCAATGGGACATTGTGTCCACCGCTACCCATATTAGCAGTAAGTGTAGGGCACTCGTTGCTTTTATTTTCGCGAACATATACCCGCCTAAATTGGTATACTGTATTTTTTTTAATTACACTATCTTTTATTAAATTCCATGCTGTTATTTTGTCAGTATAATAATATTTATCTAAAATATTATTTTCTAAAAAAGGTGTTATTTGTTTTTTTGTTTTTTTTTCAAAATCTAAACTAAATTTATCATATATTTCTTTGGATTTTATACAAACTATATAAATTCTTTCTCTATGTTGTGGAATGCTCGTTATTTCTGCAGTATTTAATATTTTATAACATACATTATATCCTCTGTCTATTAATTTTTGTTTAATAATATTAAAAGTATTTTTGTTGTCATGATTTAATAAATTTTTAACATTTTCTAAAATTATATACGAAGGTTTGTGAAAATCTATAATTGATAAAATTTTCCAAAAAACATTTGACCTCTCGTCACTAAATCCTTCTCTTTTTCCAGCAATACTAAATGGTTGACAAGGAAACCCCCCTGTTAAAATATCGTGTTTTGGTATATTTTCTACTTTTATTTCATTCAAGTCTCCAATGGTTAGTTTGTGTTTAAAATTTAAATCATATATATTTTTTGACCAATCGACCATATCATTTGCAAAAACACATTCTACTTTTCCTGTTTGTTCTAAAGCATAAGTAAAAGCACCTGTCCCAGCAAATAAATCTATCATTTTAATTTTTCTTAATCCGTGTTTTTCATCGACTTCGGACATGATTTTATATATAATATAACATTATCAAATTTAATAAAAAATACTTAAATTATTACAATATCATAATTTTTTATTTTTATAGCCAATGTATAAACATTCCCGGAGAGATTTTAAACAAATCTGGTACTTTATATAAAAAATTTACACCGTATTATAACTCTGTTAAAGAAATAAAAGTGGGAAGATGTAAAATAGTTATTGTAGAATATAAAAAACAAAAAGAATTATATCTTTCATATTTAAATTCATAATAAAGTTATTTTCTATAATAATTTATTTTCTATAATAAAGTTATTTCCTACAATACCAAACAAATAGATAGGAAAAATTAACACATCAATATTTATAATATTAAATATTTTTTCTATAATTTTTTTAATAATATCTGAGAATAATATATTTGTCAATAGACGTTCTGAAACATCTATAACATTTATATTGCATATATTTTTACTTTCTTTTTTTGATTCGATTACCAAATAAGTGTCATCATTAACACAAACCTTTAATTCTTGGTTATTCTCAACTATAGTTATGTTTTTTAAATCTACCGAAAATAAAGAACTTATACATTTAGAATAATGTATAATTTTATATTCTGTATCAAAACATACACTAATTTTACATTCGGTACCTATAATAACATAATGTAACATATCTTGAGGAACCCATATTGGTATATTCATCGGAATAATATTTAATACATTATTATTAAACTTTCTAATTAAAGCTGACTTAATTAGAATTTCTTCATTAGCGGTTTCTAAATTTATAAATATATTATATATATTTCCTTCAGCAACTATACATCGCAAATAACTATTATTTATTGCAAATATATACTCTACACCCAATGTTGATTTTTTTTCAACAATAATAACTGACATTTTTTTATATTTATATTTATTCATTTTTAAAAAAAAACTTAATTCCATTTTAACATAATTATGGATTCTTTACTGTATGGTTGATTTTTTCACTAAAAGCAATAATTACTTGTTCCTTATTTAAATCACTAAAATGATATGACAAATCATCTATTTTGTGTTCATTAAAGAAATCCAGTATTATATCCATATTTTTCTGTTCACTTAAAAACAAGGAAGATAGTTTATAAGATAACTTTTCTTCAACAGATGGTAGAGTAGAAATTTTTACAGGTAAAACAAATAATAAATTATAAAGTAATGTATAAAAGATACAACGATCTTGTATATGGGATATTTCGTACGGAACCAGACTAAAAGCATATTTTTTTAAAATATCCTCTTTTTCTTTATCTTCCAAACTATTATATGTTCCATTGACTCGTAATTCAAACGGATCAATAACCGGATCAGATAGATCAAACTGTTGCATTGTTTCAATGTAATTATTATGATATAAAAATTCAACTTTTTAAAAATTAATGTATAAATATGAAATTAGTATACTCAAACTTTATAAAACATAAGTATTGTATTATATAGTAAATAATTAAAAACTATTAAAAATATAATAACTTAAAGAAAAAATTTATATATTTTTTTTAAAACAATAATATCAAATACAAAAAAAAATTTAAAAAAGATTATTCGCATAAGCTTCCAAAATCTCATTTTTAGAATACATAGAAAAATCACCTGTACAAAGTGATAAATCGTTTTCCTCAAGAAATTTTGACAAGTTTTTACCCCCGTCATTATCCAAGAATGCATTAGACAACTCAAAAGAGTTCATCTCTTGAATTGTTGGATCTTTTTTATCAGATCCTAACAGCAAATAATCCTTAAAATACTGCTCGTTAAAAACTTGTATCTTATCAGGAATAGACAATTTTTCCATACTACTAGCAATATCCAAGTAGTCATAAAAGATTTTTTTTTCTTCTAACGAGTTGGGTCGTGCTTCGCTAGAGAAGAAAAGATTTAAGTAATTTGGTAGAGTTTCGGTTTGATTTTCCATTTTAATACTTTAGTGTCTTAAAATTTATTATAAAATATAAAATTCAATTTTTTTTTTATATTTCTAAGGTTTTAAAAAAAAATTATTATATGTCATTTTATATAATTAATGCAAAAAATAGAGTTATTTAACGAATATAATAATATCAACAGAGAAATAATTAAATATAGTGTTGAATGTAAAAAACAAGAGTTAGATAAAATAAACAGAATTGATTCTAAAAAAAAGAATATAACTCCTTCTTCTAGTGACGAATCAGACAATACTCAAATATTAGAGATATGTGATATTTCTAACTCAAGTAATGAAGAAGATCCACAACAAAAAGTACTTTTGTGGTCGATTAATATAGAAACAGTTTTTAAAGAATGGAGGATTCAATCATGTAATAGATCTGATAAACATAAATATCACAATTTTAAATTTAGAATTATGTTTATTCTTTTTAGTACTATAAATATTATATTACCTATTATTTCGGCATTTGTTACTAATAATATACAAAATAGTTATTTGATTTTTTCCTTAATTATGCTATTTAATAGTATAGTTTCGTCATTAATGACATTTATAGATCCTAGTAAAAAAGCAGAACAACATAGACAATTTATGAATTTATATGAAGAATTTGTTAATGACATAAATATAGAATTAGTAAAACCATTAAATAGTAGAACTCCTGCTGAGCTTTTTATGCAAAGAAGTTTAGACAGGTTTAATCATCTAAACAGTATTTCTCCTGATACTTAATAATAAATACTCTCTGGCGAATAATAAAAATCAGAGAATAAATAATCGCCACCAACAGTTTCTTCTTTTACTTTGTTTCCATATCTATCATTAATGTCTAAAGAATCAAAATCTAATGTTATTATTTTATCTTTTTTTTCTTTTTTATTCTTTGTTTCTTTTTTATCTCTTTGAATACTTTTATCTACATTATCTTTTTTATCTTTATGTATACTTTTATCTCTACTATTTATATTTCTATTATAAGTTAATATATTATTTCTTGTTTTCATATTTACTTTATAATTTTTTAAACTATTAAGAATTCTTTCCGATAATAAATTATTCATCTTATTTTCATTATTTTTAATATGTGTATCTATATCAGATTCTTTAATTCTAGTAATTTTTATACCACCTTCTCTTCTAACTATCATGTCTGACATTATTATATATTTATATATAAGTTATTAAATTTAGATAGCAAAAAAAAACCTAACTATTGTTGTACTAATCGAGGTTTGAACTCGAGACCTTCGGCTCATAAGACCGACGCTCTACCAACTGAGCTATTAGTACATATATATACTCACAAATGTTTAATATGTGTATTATAAATTTATTAATACATTACATATATAATTTATATAATGAATATAATTAAGGCAGATAGGTATTTATTAAATAATACTACTGAAAAAAGTTTTATATGGTCTTCTTCTAATAAAGATAAATTAATAAATTTGTTAAATGGAGGAGAAACTGCTAAATTAACTAATGAAGAATCCGGAAACAAATATGTATATGGAAACACGGTTATAAAAAGTACAGATAAAATTTCGTGGACTTATAATATTCATAATAGTGTTAATATGAATATCGGAATTAATACATTAGATAAAAAAAATTTTATAGGAATCAAGGTTGGTAGATTTATAGATTCTCATATTACTTGTACATTAACTAATAGAGTGTTAACTCTATCATTTAATGGACAAATTAGTATATATAATATTCCAGATATATTAGAATTCTACCATTTTATAGAAGATTCTGGAATAAATAGCGGTTTTTCTGTTTCTATAAAAAGAATTACTTTAAATATTGATAGTTTAACAATTTATTCTAATAATGTAGGAGATGTAGTACTTACAAACAATGTAAGTTCTAATATGGTATTTATAAACAACAATCCTCTTATTGATTTTGAAAATACTGGAATATCTGTTAAGAATATATACAGTGATAATATAAATATTAATGCAAATACACATATTATAGGAGATACTTACATTCAGACAGAAGATAATAAAAATATCAAAATTAATCCAGATAATATTGGAGAATTTGGACAAGTATTATCATCAGATGGTGTCGGTGGAGTATTGTGGAAAAATTCACCCTCTTCCGGATCTTTAGAAGATTTATCGGCAAGAGTTGTATTTTTAGAAAACGTTATTTTTGCACTTACTGGATTAAAATTAGAATAATTTAACTTTGTATAGTGATAAAAAGTGTTAATGTCCAATCAGCATTATTTAAATCAATTAATCTATCTCTTTCATCTCTCAATTGAATATCTATATTTGTAAAATTTTCTATAGAATACCCGGCAGGATATTTTCTAAAATTTATATTTTTTTCAAAATTGGTTAGTAAAGATTCAGATGTAGAATATGATAACAATATTGTTTTAATGATATTATTATTTATAGATAAATCTAATATATCACTTTTTTGTTCTTGTAACAAAAAAGTATTTGTCCATTTTATATAATCAAATGTACCAGAGATAGAAAATGTATTTCCAGTATTTGCAGAAACAGTAACATAGTTATAATCGTTATTCACTGATAATGTTAAATTATGATCTAATATAAATACTTGTTTTATATAATCTATTAATTGACTGACTGTATAATTTGAAGGTATTACAGTTAAATTACTATAAATTATATCTCTATATCCTTCTAATTCTACATACCACGTTCTTCCATTAGAACTATAATCAGGACCTCCTATAAATAATGTACTATCAGTAGCATAGATTCCTCCACGATCACTATCTTGTTCATAACCTAAAATATTACCTATAAATGAAATTTCGTCTGTTCTTATAATTTTTAAATAGTTCCATATATTATCTTGTTTTTTATATAAATCTACATAACCGGTCCTTCCCGAATATGATAACAAATATATTTGACTACATAATATTTTTTTTCCATCAGATGAGATACTTATCGGCGGAGTATAACATGGATCATATCCAACGTTTCCAACAAGAGGAGGAAACGGTGGATCTAAATAATTAGAAAATATATAACTATTATTTATAAAATTATAAACCACACAACCATTCCATCCGGTAATAGACGAAAAATAACCAGAAGTAACAGTATTTCCATTATAATCTGTATCTATAGTCATATAAAATAGTATATCTGGTTGAATTAATTGAATACTATGATTTATATTATTTTTTAATATTTTTATATAATAACCTCCACTATCATATACAGTAAAAACTATTGTACCACTATCTCCAGATATACAAGAATTTCTAACATAAGAACCAATAGTTGCAATCGAAAACACAATTTCTGAACTCCAGAAATTATTAAAAGTATATTTATATACAGCATAATTAGAATTTGTTAATACTGTTTTTCCATCACTTGTTATATCTAATTTATAACCTGTAGAAAATTCTTCTACCATCTTTGTCTCCGTCCATGTATTGTCATTGTTATATTTGTATATATATACATTAATATTATCTCCAATCGCTACCGTTTCTCCATTATCAGAAACACAAGCAACAGTTCCATTAATTTCAAATCGTTTAAATATAGTATAAATTCCATTTATTTTTTTATATAATGTAATATTACCTAACGAATCATTAGTTACTATAACATATTTAGTATCTCCGGAAGAATGTATATATTTACCTTGTTTATTTAAACTACTTTTTGGATAAGATTGAAGTTTATTATAAACATTATTGTAATAATATAAAGAATTAGTTTCTGGTGTAGAATAAATAAATTTACCATTATCGTATTTTATAACAGATTTAATAAATCCTAAATAGTCTTCTTTAAAATCATTATTTTTTATCTTAATATGGTTATATGATTTGTTCTCATATGTTAATTGGTGTAAATAATTATAGTAATTTGATACTAAAAATGATTCATTAGATGAATTATTGCTACAAATATCAACACAAAATTTACCGTCTCCAAACATATCTGTTATTGTCTGTTTTAATTCATAAATACCATCGTTTAAATTATAAATAAGAACGGAACCATTTAATACATTATCAATATTATTTTCTACAGTACAAGATATAATTGTTTTTAAATCTTCCGAAACCGAAAAAGCGTGACTCACAATACAATTCAAATTAGTCATTGTCCATTTACCTTCAAGTTTTTCTAATTTGTACAAATATCCTGATTCTATATAATTTATTCTAAATCCAAAATAATAAACTCCGTTTCTATGTAAAACATTTCTACCATAACCCCACTTGGTGGATAAAAATATATTTCCGTTGTCAATATCTACATTATAATTTACAATCGATAATACTTTAT